TACGATTTTGCACAACTGATACTATTACTGAAGCAGCTATGACCGAAAAACTACTTGAGATGCTCAAGCGCCATGAGGGCGTAAGGTCGCACGTTTACCTGTGTTCTGCCGGATACGAAACCATTGGTGTAGGGCGAAATATCTCGAAGTCCGGTATGGGTCTGTCAGACGATGAAGTCGACTACCTGCTAGAGAACGACATAGTACGCGTTATTAAGGAACTTTCTTCGGAATATCCGTGGTTTAAGGACCTTGATGATGTGCGAAAAGATGCTATGATTGACATTAGTTTTAACCTTGGTGCTACGAGACTTCGTGGTTTCAAGCGCGCATTGGCAGCTATGGAAGTTGCCGACTATACAACCGCAGCAAAAGAGTTCCTAGATTCCAAGTGGAGTCGGGACGTTAAGGGTCGTGCTACCGAACTCTGCTACATGGTTGAGACGGGTAACTACCTATAATGAGGTTAAGAAATGCCGCTTCAGAAACTACAATTCAAGCCCGGGGTTGACCGCGAGAATACGCGCTACGCAGCCGAAGGCGGTTGGTACGAGACCAACAAAGTGCGTTTCAGACGGGGTATGCCTCAGAAGATCGGTGGGTGGGTGCGTCTGTCAAACCAGACTTTTCTTGGCGTCTGCCGGTCTATGCTCAACTGGATTACTCTGGGCGGCCAAAATCTTGTTTCTGTAGGTACTAACCTCAAGTACTACATAGAGCGTGGTGGGGCTTACTACGACATTACCCCTATCCGGTCCACGGTAACCCTGACTGACCCCTTTACTACCTTTTTAGGTTCTGCTGTTGTGCGGGTAGACGACCTTGCCCACGGTGCGCTTGAAGGCGACTTTGTTACGTTTAGCGGTGCTACAGCAGTGGGTGGGCTTACTCTTAATAACGAGTACCAGATAAGCCTGATTGACGAAGATGCCTACACTATTACTGCCGAGACTACGGCTTCTTCTACTGCCACGGGTGGCGGCACTGTTACTGCGGCGTACCAAGTCAACACAGGTAACGAGATTGCTGTACCTTTTACTGGTTGGTCCGGCGGTACTTGGGGTGCAGGTACGTGGGGTTTTGGTGGTACTACTGATGCGCCTATACGGCTTTGGAGTCAGGCTAACTTCGGTGAGGACTTGTTCTTTGCCTACCGTGGCGGAGCACCATTCTACTGGGATGCTAGCAATGGAGTAACTACTCGGGCTGTGTATGTGTCCTCTCTTGGCGGGGCGTCAGACGTTCCTGTCATAGTTAACAAGGCGTTCGTGTCTGACATCTTCCGGTTTGCGTTTTGCTTTGGTGCGAACGATCTGGGTACTAGCGTGCTTGATCCTATGCTTATCCGTTGGTCTGACCAAGAAGACGTAGCTAACTGGACGCCTGCGGCCACTAACCAAGCAGGTAGCCTGCGGTTGTCCCGTGGTAGTGAGATCATTACCGCCATACAAGCACGTCAAGAAATACTGGTCTGGACTGACACCGCCCTGTATGGCATGCAGTACTTAGGTGCTCCAGAGGTTTGGGGCGCGCAGCTACTCGGTGACAACATCACCATAGCTAGTACTAACGCAGCGGTATACTCCGGCAACATTGCTTACTGGATGGGCACGGACAAGTTCTATATGTACGATGGTACGGTTAAGACCCTACCCTGCTCTGTACGCAGCTTCGTGTTTAATGACTTCAACTTCTCTCAGTATGCTCAAGTAATTGCAGGTACTAACGAGCGGTTCGACGAGATTTGGTGGTTCTACTGTTCTGCCGAGTCTACCCAGAACGACCGTTACGTGGTCTATAACTACCTGCAAGACATCTGGTACTACGGCACTCTATCGCGCAGTGCTTGGATCGACGCTGACCTGAGAGAAAACCCGATGGCGGCTACGTACAGCAACAACTTGGTCAACCACGAAGTGGGTTATGACTGCCAAGAAGGTGTTACCCCCAACCCGATTACAGCTACGCTAGTGTCCTCTGAGTTTGACTTGGACGACGGCGATAAGTTTATGTTTGTTAAGAGAATGTTACCTGACGTAACGTTTGAGGGTTCTACGGCTGACAATCCCGCTGCTACTATGACTCTATCTCCTCTGGAGAACTCCGGTTCTGGGTACAACAACCCCCTATCGGAAGGCGGTAACAGCAGCGCTACGGTAACTCGTTCGGCCACGGTGCCTGTTGAGCAGTTTACAGGGCAAGTCTTTGTGCGGGTACGTGGTAGGCAGATGGCGTTTAAGATCGAGTCCACTGAGTTAGGTGTGGCTTGGAAGCTAGGTATACCGCGTTTGGATATGCGTCCTGATGGGAAACGAGGCTAATGGCTGAGCGGCTAGTACAAAAAGTCCAAGCGCCTGCGCTTCCTATACCCAAGGCGGGGCCGCTTAAGCAGTATCTGGATGACCTGAATAACATCCTGCGTCTGTTTTTTAATTTGCTAGTTAACGCGGTTAACAACGTATTTGGGGAGCTTGGCGGTAGGTTTATAGATGTGCCTAATGCGCTATACTTCTCTACAGTGGACCAGCCCATAGCAGTAGTAGATACACCGCAGGTAGTTACGTTTAACCAGACGTATTTAGAAAGCGGGTTTTCTATTAACGGGGCTAGCAACAGCCAGATAACTGCAACGTATTCAGGGGTTTACAACTTTCAGTTTATTGGGCAGCTATCCAGTGGGTCGGCTTCTGCTAAAAATGTATACCTGTGGGTTTCGCGTAATGGCACTAACTTAGGTTATACGGCGAGAGAATTTGTGCTATCGGGTTCCGGTGAGATAGATGAGGTCATTTGGAACTTCAACTTGGACTTGGCAGCGGGTGAGTACATAGAGATGGTGTGGGTGTCTGACGATATAGATGTCACTATGGCAACCGTGCCCCCTGCTGTATCTCCGGCAACCCCACATCCGGGCGTAACATCTGCTGTACTAACAGTTAACTTTATTTCCGCACTCCCCGAAGTGCGACCAACACCTCCGTAGGTGGAACATGAACTTAGAAGCGCGGCTAGCCGAGTTTAAAGAGCTTAGTCAGTTAGATCAGGCAGGGTGCCTCAACGCTATACCGGACCGTAAGACTAGAGAGTTAGTAACAGAGCGTATTTTTGGGGTAGATGGGTGGACTGGTGGAGTGACTCCCGGTGGTATCCTAATAACAAGTTCCGTAGCGAAAGCTATAAACGCATTTAAAGTGAAGGATTAAGACATGGCTAGTTTCTATAACCGCGACGCCTTTAGCGATTTGATGGAACAATTACGTATCCAAGGTACGCCTATGGTCGGGGGCGGAAAAGGTAAGTCTTCAGTAGGCATGCAGGGTGTGACCCCAAGTGGGAGCGGCAGTAGTACGCCTATGACTCAAGCGGAAGCTATAGAAGAATTCCAAAAGCTGGACTCCACTACTCAACAGGCTGGGGTTAATGCGATTACCGATCCTGCCGCTAGAGCAGCCGCCGCACAACAACTTGGTATAACTTCGGGTATTACCAGTGCTTCGCAGCAAGCGGCTATGGACGCCTTTCAAAGCTCTCCTTTTACTACCGGCCTCACGCCAGACGTAGTGATGGCTAACTACAACATAAGAAACGCCGGAATTATAAACAAAGGTACAAATGTTCTCCCCGGCTCGCGTCCCCTCTATGGCACTACTAGTACTGGCGGTATTAGTACTGGAGTAACCCCTACTTCTACTGGCGCTGTAACTGGGGCGAACCAAATTACTGTTACCGGTCAGAGCGGTGCGGGCACTACTCTAGGTGCAGGGGCAATCACTCCCGTTAGTTCTATGGGAGCTGGTGATATAGAGCAAATTACAACTACAGCCAAAAGGCCCGAAGATGAAGCTATAGTATCTGGAGTAACGCCAACTACAGGTGCTTTACCCACAGGAGACATAGCAGGAGAAGTTTTTGCTGACCTCCCTACTGATAGGGAGAAAAACCAGAATACGTTTGTAGATACCGCAGTTAACGCGCTAAGTACTGTTACAGGGCTGCCGTTAGGGGACATATACGAAGTAGTTACTACTGCCGAGCGACCAAAAGAGGTACTAGATGCGGCTCTCGGAGCATTGGGTATAGCCATACCTGAATTTGACTTTGGTACTTCCGGAGAAACATTTGAAGTTCGACCGGAAAACTTAGTGCCGCCCTATTTCGATCCGGCAGTAACCGACGGCTCGGGCATGAACGACAACACTACAGCGGGTACAGGCGGTGCGTTTGACATAGCCAACTTGGCAGCAATTCGTAGTGCTGTTCCCGGAACCTACGACCCTAACCGTCGTGCAGGAAGTGGTGGTCAGCGCTATTTCAGTGATGTCCAGTATGCACCCCAAGGCGGTATAGCGGGGTCTCAAGCCGCAGCAAATGCTCAGGCTATGATGTTGGCCTACCAGAATGCTATGAACCCTGCCTACCAAGTACGCTCGGGAGCTACTACGGACAGAGCTACGTCTATGGCGCAAAGAGCGGCGGGACTAGCGGGACTCTTACCCACTACAGTAACGGGCGTTATACCGGCGGCTCGCACTACACCTGCGCCTACTACACCTGCGCCTACTACACCTGCGGCAACTACTACACCTGCGCCTACTACCACACCTGCGCCTACTACACCTGCGGCTACTACACCTGCGGCTACTACTACTACTACACCTGCGGCTACTACACCTGCGGCAACTACAGAAAATATCTTTAGCGGTATCGACGCCACTGACGGTTTTTCTAAGCAAGAGCAGGATGTAATTGCAGACTTACTTACTTCTAATAAAGCTAATATTGGGGATGTAGCGCAACAGTTTGACGTAGGGGGCATGGACGTTGTAGAAGGGTTGCTCCGTGGTGGTTATGAAACTCCGGCGCAAATGGTAGAACGCCTAGCTCCTATGAACGAAGGGCTTACTGAAGTTGACCTCATTGCTAACCTACTAAACACAGGTCGTGCGCAACCAGAAGAGATAGCCTCATACTACAGAAATACAGACCCCGAACAGTTTGCGAACTTAACCGCGCAAGAGGTAGAAGCTGAGCTAGCTAAGATCAACCAGCAAAGCACACTAGACTATTTGGCCGGACTGACAGATGAAGAGGTCGGTAGCCTAATAAACCAAGACAAGCTTTCTGTAGCCCAAGCCGTAGAACTATACCAAGACAGATACCCCGGTCTTACTGAAGCAGACGTGCAAGCAGCGCTAAAAGCGCAAGGTTTTGCTCAAGGCGGGCTTGCCAGTGTTGCCCCTCAAGGCATGTATTTAGGCGGTACTACTGATGGTATGGCGGACCAAATTCCTGCTACAATCAACAACATGCAGCCAGCAGCGCTAAGTGATGGGGAGTTTGTAATTCCTGCCGATGTAGTAAGCCACTTAGGTAACGGCAACTCCGACTCAGGAGCGAAAGAACTCTATTCAATGATGGACCGGATACGTGAAGATCGTACCGGCACTACCAAACAAGGGCGTCAGATTGACCCCAACAAATACTTAGCGTGAGGCAATAACAATGGCCGGATTAGACTTACCGATAGGTACATCAACGGGTTCTACTGAGACTCTATCTTCGTGGGCGGCTCCGTATGTAACTAATATGCTAGGCAAGGGGCAGGCGCTGTCCAATATGCCTTTTCAGGGATACGGTGGCCCTCTAACTGCGGGAGAATCTGCGCTTCAAACTCAGGCGTTCCAAGGGCTAGCTAATCTTGCTATGCCTACTGCTGCCCAAACTACTTACGACCCTATGTCTTTTACAGGCGCAGGGTACGCTGCACCAACTGCGGCCCAAGCGGCAGCGGGCGAGACAGGAACTTATACTCCTGCTTCTGGCGATGTAATGCAGCAGTACATGACACCGTACCTACAGGGCGCACTCCAACCCCAATACGATGCGGCACGTCGCCAAGCGGAAATACAAGCCCAAAACCTCCAAAGCCAGTAC